TCCTTCATTAGTCATATAATCTGCAGCGGTATCAATGTAGTCTGCAGATTTGGTAATTTTTGATTGAACCCATGCCTTGAGTTCACCCTCACCTTTTTTGCCCATCTTCTTTTCAAGACGAGAAGCAGCATTTTTAATAGTTTTGAGTTGAGAACGAGCCATAGAATATTCGTGATCTTTGTGAGATTTACCCTCACTCATTCCTCCTCCGTTACCACCACCGTTGGATCCAGAAGAACCACTCCCATTCCCATTACCACCATTGCCGTTACCATTACCATTAGAAACATTTCCGTTACCACCATTTTTATCAGATTTGGAATCTTCATCCTCGTCTTTGGACAAGTAACCACCTCGTCCTACATGCCAACCTAGAGGAATCTTTTTACACTTCTTGTCGGTATAACACCAGTAGTATCCTGGTTTGCAGGACTTAGCCATGTTATCTAGATCTTAATGAAATTATTTAGCGCAGTTGTCTCTTAAGTTCATCAATCTGTTGTTGCTGATCTTTAACAGCTTCAATTAGAAGTGCAACAATATTTTGATATGCAATCGATTTTACACCATGAACATCTTCATATACAACTTGAGGAATAACCTTTTCAACTTCTTGTGCTATCAATCCTAAACAATGATCACCTGTTTTTTTATGATCATACTCAACACCACGGAGACTTCTTACTTTATGAAGTGCATCAGTGATAGTTTCTACATTCTTCTTGAGTTTTTCATCGGAGTTTGCAGTAACTGTTCCAGCACAAGTTAGGTTAGTTCCATTAAACTGTAAGTTGGCAGATGTAGTTGCTACATTATTGTTGTCCTTAAAGAGAACTTGGTTTGCAGAACCAACTTCATCAATATCTCTACCACCTTCAATAGTAACAGTACCTAAACCAGAAGCAACATCAACTGTTACAACACCTAAACCTGGACCTCTAAAGTCTAGGGTAGTTGCACCACTACCAACATATCCACCTTCAGTTGCAAGACCAACACCAGTTAGAATATTGTTAAGACCTGATCCATCACCAACAAATTGAGTTGCACTACAGACTCCAGTAAAGTCTGCATGTCTCATTTGAATTATGTCACCATTAGAATCAATGTTGACACCTTTCAGCATTCTTGCAGTGATGACACCAGTTGATGCACCACCATTTAAAGGTAGATTTATATTTGCTACATTAAAGTAGTTTGCAGCAGTTACAACACCAACGGAATTGGCAACTAATGCTAGTTCATCAACTCGCATAACACCTGCATGATCTGCGGATGCAAATCGATGCTTATCACTCGTAATACCTGTTACTCTACCATAACCATCAGTTGTGACCGTTGTAACAAAGTGTTTCTCGGTATTACTGTCTGTAAATGTATCTGAAGTATTTACTACAGCAAGATCGATATCATCTTCATTGACTCTAATACGATTAGAATTTGCAGTACCAACATTAATTGTAGAATCAACTTTGAATAGACCGTCACCTGCGTCTACCTGACCAGCAGCAGAGAACTGGGTAAATTCCAGTGTGGAGAAACCAACAAAACCACTTCCATTTGGTGGGAATTTAGGATTGATATTAATAAGCACGAAACCGTTTGCCTGGTTTACCTCACCATTCGTAACGAAGGTAAACGCACCAGCAACGATCTCATCTGGTTGGTCAAAGTCTGCTGTTCTTTCTAAAATCCAAGGAGTAGACGCACTACCAAGATCTTTTACTTTATAGAATCCATTTTGGAATTGTGTAGTCTGATTTTTAATTAAGATTCTGTCTTCTACTTCGGGTGTAAACCCGTCAACAGTAAATACTCCATTTCCATTAGCATGGAAAGATGCACCAATACCTAATTCACTATTACCAATACCTGCTGTTGAACCATCAACATATGTTCCCACAATATTTTCCGTAGAACCTGCAGAAACTGCCTGCTGAATGACCAATGCCGCAGTTGCAAAGAGGTCAACATATTCTTTACTGGCAAGTTCGTTTGCTGCGGTGGGTGACTTATCTGTAACAAATACTTTTTCTACATTAACTTCCTGAGATACTCCAAGAGTTCCCGTAACGTATAGTGTTTCAGATCCAAAATCAGTAGAACCAACACCAACTTTGTTTAGTGTTTTGTTGAATACTAATCCTTCTGCACCACCAAAGTTTCCATTATCATTAAACTGAACATAAGTATTTTCACCCGAAGGATCAAATGGATCTACGGTAATTGTAGCAATACCTTGGAATGCGGTTGCTTCAACACTCGCACCAACAAAATTTAGTGTATCAACACTACCCGCACTACCAACAACAACACCTTCATCTTCGACAGTAATGCCACCAAACTGAATTTCTGGAATAGCCCATTTTACAGAAGAACCTGTAGAAACAAGTGACAATCCTTCTACACCTGGATATCCAGTATAGTCATATAATTCATTCTGAATTTGCATATCACCATTAACAGTAAGTTGATGATATGCTGTTGTTGTACCAAAACCAACTCTGCCTTCAGTTACTTCAAGAGCAACTTTATTGCCAGTAAATCCTGCTATACCAACTTTAAGTTCTGTTTCTCTTCCAGATAAGTATCTTCTGCGTGACATATTTTATATACTCCGAATTAGAAGTTGGATGTTTCGAGTACAGAGGCAACTAATTTCAATACTCCATTAGTGCTGCCAGAAACAGCTAATTTATCACCAGTTTGTAGAACAAGTTTACCTGGAAGTAAATCCAAACTGTCTCCTGCCACAATTGGATAATCTTTTAGAAGTTCTGTACTTGTACTACCTCTTTTATGATTGACAACAATCGTTTTAGTTTGAGTATCAATATTCGTTACTTGAAGAAGTAGGAATACTGAGGTATAACCTGTAGGTGCTGTATAAATTTCAGTTGGTGTGCCTGTAGTTACACTATGCGTGATAGTTTTAAAATTATTGACTGCAACTGCTGCCATGATTTAACCTCCTAGTGCTAGAATAAATGGTGTGACGCTATTGAACAGTGATTTGATGTAAACCCGACCTGAGATAGTTCCAGTTGCCTGGTCAATTTGAATACCATCACCAATCCTGAAGTTACCTGCTTGGTCCGTACTTGTATAAACTACAAGACCACCATCTTCTTGAACAACTTCATTGTCTTGGATAATGATACCTCCAACAGAAGGTCTTGCGGTGAGGATAGTATTGCCAGCACCAACATATTCAAATGAGTGGGATGAAGTAATCTGCAAACTCTGACGAGTAATGTAGGTAACTTCACCACCTTCTAATTCATTATTTAGTCCAGTACTCATTGTAATAGTTGAAATACCGTTATGAGGTAGTGTTGCAGAGGCAACCTTGAAATATAGTGGTTGCATTCTTTCAACTTCAACTCTTGCTTGAGTTCCACCAGCTGGTGGTGGATCAATTGTAATTGTTGGGAATGAATCTTTTTGATACTGAGTACCAGAGTTAGCTACTAGGAATCCAGTAACTTTACCATCTTCAATAATTGGAATACCTTGTGCAGTAATTCCTTGAGGACCTGTTGGATCTGTAAATGTAACTCCAGGAACAGCACCTTCATAACCAGAACCCTCATCAACAATTTTGACTTTTTCTACAGAATAGTAGAGTTCATCAAAGAATAGAGTCTGACCATCATAAGGTCTTTGTGTTCCAATACCTTGAAGAGTTACTTTCTTCTTACCTACTTCATAAGGACCTTGAGCAGTGGTTCTGCCAGGATCACCTGCCTTGACAACTTCAGCAGTTTGTCTGTAATTAGAACTGGAGTTTTCATCACCAACACCCTTAGAAACTAGACCAAACTCACCGAAGGAAGAGTTGGAGTTTGTAAGGTCGCACTGACCACCAGTTAGAGTTACGATTGCTTCGTTACAGCAGATGGTGAAGATAGACACCAACTGAGCATATGCACCGTTTGTGATCGATACACCGATGCCACCTTGGTTATATTGAGTGTATGAGTCAACACTCATTGAACCTTGTACACCCAGTTCATCCTTCTCACCTGGATCAGCATCAAATCCATTGATTCTCATGCCGATGCTATTCTCAACAAAGTTAGTGCAGTTTCTAATGTAAGGACCTTTTAGAACTGGACCATCAGTACCAGGAGAGAATGATGGGTCATCTATGAAGTCTGAACCAGCACCATTATTACCTGGGAATCTGGTAGAAATGCCAGCACCACCATAATTGATAGCATTGGATGTAGATACACCTAGGAAGGTGTGAGTTAGAGTTGAAGCAGATCCTGCATTACCCGCATCAATTGTAAAAGTATCTACAGTTGTCTCGGTAATGTTTACAAACTTGTCAAAGATTGGACTTACTTTATCTGGATAACCGATTGAAGTAATACCACCATCAGAATCACATTTAAAGATAATTGAATGTGCAGTAACCTTAACTTTATCTGCTGTTGTTAGACCATGACTTGCTTTGGTAAATGTTAGAGCACCACCGACAGGATCATATTCAGCATCAGTTGGTTCGATGTATAGAGGTTCTTGTAAAGTTCTCAGACCATCTCCAATAATTGCAGTAGCAACACCGATGGCAGTATTAACTGCAGAAATTACATTCTTACAGTTACCAACACCATAGTTATTTCCAGTTGTAGAATCTTGCTGAATACTTACGTCTCTAATCTGACCAATATCAGGTCTAAATTGTCTGGTTTTCTGAATAGTACCACCCTTATCATATGCATGTACGAAAGTTGATAAACCAACATGAATAGCTACTTTCGTGTCAGAAATATAATTTTTGACTTCAAACTGATCACCAAAAGTTCCGTCAGGGAATAGTGTTGTTGTGACACCAACTCTGACCTCACCAGTTCCAGAATCATAAGTATGCTCAATTGAAGAGATACCTACATTAGTAAAGATAACAGTTCCTGCAGTTCCAACATAAGCATCAAATACAAAATCATTACTCTGGATATCAGGGAAGATTGTTGTAGTAACACCTGCTCTTACAGTACCACCAGATACGTAAGTTGTTGTAATTGTAGATGTACCAACATTAACTTCAAATTCAGTGGAACTATTTACTTCAGAAACTGTAAATACATCTCTACCATATCCTTCAATGAAATCACTTGTTCCATCTGGGAAGATAGTCGTTGTAATACCTGCTTGTGCAGTACCACCAGAAACATAAGTATGTGCAATAGTTGAAGGACCAACGTTAACTGTAAATTGAGTAGAACTATTTACTTCAGTAACTTCAAATACGTCAATTCCGTAACCTTCGATATAGTTGCTCGTTCCATCTGGGAAGATGGTTGTTGTAATACCAGAACCTCCAGGGCAACTAAATTCTAAGTTCTTAAGTTGAACTGTTTTTCCAGTATGAACACCAGATGCTGCATCAACGGTAACGATAAGATTGCCATTCTCCTCATTATAAACAGCAGTTGATACGTTTACAACTGGACCTGTTCCAGAATCTCCACAACTAAAAGCAAGATCCTTAAGTTGAACTGTTTTTCCAGTATGAACACCAGATGCTGCAGAAGTTGTTACTGTAATAATGCCAACATTTTCATCATATGTTGCACCAGTTACATTGACAAGTGGTCCAAGACCAGAATCTCCACAGGTGAATGATAAATCACGTAGTTCAAATTCATCACCAGAACTTAGTCCATGATCACTGTCTAGAATAACTGTACTGAAACCAGACTGTCTATCGTATTGGAAGTCATAAACACCAATACTATTATTGTGAGTTGCACAACTGAATGCAAGACCAGAAAGTTTGACAGTATCATTTGTTGTTAAACCATGTCCAACATTAGTTGTTACTGTAATAAGACCTGCTTGAGCAGAATAATCTGCATCTACAATACTGAAAGCAGTTCCAATAGTGTAACCACCGTCTCTTACATTATTAATAATTCTCCTTGCAATATCCTTAGAATATTCTAGAGCAATAACTGACTGCTCAAATTCATCTGGATCTACTAGTGAATCAAGTCTACTTCCGTCTTCTGCATAGTATGACTTAGCAGCACCAATAACTTTAGTGTTACCACCTCTAGTAATATCATAGCAGACAGATTTTAAAATTTTAGCAACATCTCTGCGGCATTTATCCATTTCAAGTCTAATGCCAGTAGTAATACCAGGAAGACTATCAGTATTACCTACACCAATTGCATCGGTGACAATACCAACTAGATTCTTGATATCTTTAATAACATTAAGGCAAAGTCCACCACCAACAATAATCCTCTTTTCTGCACGAACAAATGTATGTTCATATTGATCGGATGGACCAGAAGCACCAGTATTAACTGTTATAGTAGTACCAGTTGTTGAAAGGATTTGAAGATCGTTTCCAGCAGCAGGGTCTGTCGCACGGGGATACTTATGTTCAGAACCATTATTATCTTGGGAACAAGTAAACACCAATGCTTCTAAAGGAATTCTGATACTGTTTCCAACTTTAAACTGGTGTGAACCTATAGTTAGTTTCGTCACACCAGTTGCAGGATCATAAGTTGCTGCTGTAACTTCTACCTTCTCACCACCAACTACGTTTTCACCACGTAGAGGTGTTCCTGCAGCTGCTCCCGTATCAAATTGTTGTAAGAATGGACTGTATTGTTTGACAGTTGTTGCTGTTCCAGAACTTGCTGTATAGAATGTTTGAATGGTAGAAATGCCAGCATTAATAACAAACTGATTACTATTAAATAATCCATCAGGATCAATTTTGAAAATATGTCCAGAAGGAGCAAAACCATCTGGGAAAATTGTTGTAGTAACACCAGAATGTTCTGTTGCACATGTAAATGCTAATCCAGCAAATTCAACATGGTCTGTTGAGGTTAGTCCATGACCAGCTAAAGTTGTAACTGTGGCAACACCAGTATTTGGAGTGTAATTAAACGCAGTTATAACAGAACCAGAACCAATAGTTTCAAATCCATATGGTTTGTTGTTAATAACAAAGGTCGCAATACCAGCAGCACGATCCATTGCAGCAATCGTTGCTTCAGAAACTCCAGCACCTAAAATGTGAGATAGTGCTCCACCAACAAAATATGATTGAGCAGCACCTACCGTTTTACTATTTGCCTGAACTCCTTCCCTATATCCTGCTCTTAAATCATGTGCTACTACTTCTAAAATATCATGAATGTCATCTTTACAGTCTCTTACTGTTCCAATTGACATTGTGAATGCACCACCAGCATAGTTAACACTGGTGATAAAACCTACTGCTTCTGCTGCAATATATTCTGCATTTAAATCAATAAGTCTTGCAGCATCTTGTGCTCTGTGAGATCCAGCAACACCACTAAAACCACTAGTCAAGAATCCAACTGCTTCTCCAGCAATATAGTCGGCATTCTGACGGATCATTCTAGCACCGTCAAAAAATCTATCTCCAGCAACACCTTTTAATGGGACAAATGCGATAACTGCTGCACCATTTGACATTGGTTCACCAAGGAATCCTGGTGCAGAACCACCTGAAGGAACACCTTTAGAACCACCACCAATATCAGCACCCTTACCAATGAATGCTAAGTCAGTTAGGTGACATGCATTATTGATCTGGAATAAATCTTGTTCTGGATTATTGGGTGCAATATAGCAGTTTCTTAATTCAAAACCTTCAACAGATACATTATCTTTAAGAATTACTGGATTATTTTCAGTATAGAGACCAGCAGCAACTTTAATAGTATCACCTGGTTGTGCATACTCAGAAGCTTTTTTAATAGATGCTAAAGCATCTGCTTGAGTTAAACCACTATTAATATCATCTCCTTCTGTGGTGACGAAGAAAGTACGACCAATACTTTTACCTGCACCAACTTGCACTACTCGGGTATTGATACCAACACCCTGAGTGTCTTGTCGTACAAAAACTGTACCATCATAATGATTAACTGCCAACTCACCAAAAGTAAGTTGATCTAGTGTGGGTTGAGCACCCGACACTAAAGATCTTTTTAGTCTAATTTTTGGACTAGTATTCATTGCGACTCCCTGTGACGTTAGTCAAAAAACCTTCTTGTCTTATTTATTCAACGTTTCATTTTGTATATTGTCAAATTGTTTGGTATTTAGTAATTTGCTCAATTCTGCGGTAGATCCGACAAAAAGTGCATTATTTACAGTAGTAGGATTTTGTTTTTTGGATCCTTGCTCAAGATCATCCATTTTCTTCTGGAGATCTAGCAACTTATCAGTTGCATCTGAAACATTCTTAATCAAATG